AAGGCGTTGCGTAACAATTATATTAAAGATGGCTACGTTGTTGCCATGTACAACGACAGCATCAAAAACAATAAAGGAAATTCCGTCCTGCTTAGCGTTGCAGGGGAATATCAAAGAAGTTACTAAAAAATCTGAGAATAATTGAAGATTGCTCTTGACAAATGCCGATAGTTATGGTATACTAAGAGTATAACAATTAAACAAAGTTCTCGAAAGGAACACAACATGAAGATTACTAAAATTGGAAACAAGAGCCAAGCTAAACTAGAACTGTTCAAGATTGATCGTCGGATCGAAAAGAAGATTGAACAACACGTTAACGAGTTAGGTAAACACAATACCGACATCGTTGAGGGTGAACTAGAACAGCTTTGGGCTAAGAAAAGTATTTTAGTTAATTTCATAAATAGCTAAAGATTACCCTTGACAAATGCCGATGTATATAATATAATAAGAGTATAACAAACAAACAATATTCCAGCGAAAGGGAATAAGACAATGAGAGTTTCAGAACTACAACCTGCTAAGTATCCACAATCACCTTCAGTAGAGAATCCTAACTGTGATTCTCATGCACTGTTTACTAACGACTTCAATAAGAATAGTTTCATTGAAGCTAATGGAGATGTTGAGATTGTTTGGAACGAACGATATAAGCATTGGGAAGTTCCAGCCTTTGCCGAAAGTCGTGCGGCTTACTGTAAAGCTAAACAACGCGCCTGTGAAACTTGGGGGTGTGAGTAATGGATTTTATAGTATTCAAATCAGAGGCAGACGAAACAGGCCGATTGGTAGAACTTGTGCATAATAAACATTGTGAAGTATACGAGGTTATAGTTGACGGCATACCAGTGTTCAACTGTGACGACTACCAAACAGCAGAACATGAGTATAGTATGGAGTGTATGTAATGGAATTAGTTTTAGGTATTATGATTATATGCGTTTATGTTATGGCGATAGCTTGCCCTTGGGAGATGAAGTAATGAAAGAGAAGTTTAATGAATACCTGTTTTGGTTTGGTGCATCGTGCATCGCATCCTTTGGCTTTTATATGACATGGGTAAACTAATGACAATTAGCGAATATGAATATTTTGGAGTAAGCAGTTATGCGAATGAGAAGAATCCACGCCGTACAAATAGCGAGAGAGTTCCAACGGTTGGAAAACATAAAGAAGGCAAAAGAAAAGAAGAAAGGTTTATTGACATGGTTAAAGAAACAGAAGTAAAGGCAGTAGCCTTGTGTACATTAGCTTTATTGGCTGGCCTATGTTGTGCCCTCTTGTTAGGATGCAGCACATCAGCTAAGATAGAAGGCGGCGCGGAGATTATAGAACTCAAGCCGCTTGAGATGCAGGAGCTAACATATCCTATATACGACCGCAATAGCATTTGCTAATTATTATAAAGCGTGCCGTTCCGCTTCTCATTATAATAGGACGGATTCCTTTCGTTGGCCGCCTGTAGGGGAAACCTTGCAGGCGGTTTTTTATTACCCTCTTGTGGGGGGTGAAGCCCCCGGCGGCCCCGCCCCCCGATGGTGGGGGTTTCTGAAATACTTTGACTTTTTTCTGGTTTTATCCTCAAGACCTGTTGACTTTCTTGCCGATATATAATATATTAGAGTCATACAAGTTAATCAATCGAAAGGATTTACACTATGCATTTTGAAATTTTCTTCGACACCGCCGCCAACGCCACCGCTTACGCCAACGGGTTCAATCACGAACTCGATTCCATCGAGGTGAAAACCCTCGACGGCGATAGGGTCGTTGTCTACGTCCCTTGGCACCCTGAATACAGGGGCAACTTCACACGGGAAACCATGGATAGGGTCGGCGTGGTCGATTGCGATACTTGTGATTTTTTCTAAAGTTTCCTCTTGACATCTGCCGATACTTATAGTATAATTAAGTCATAACAAATTCACTCCTCGAAAGGTTTTACTATGTTTTCTAAATTTGACACTAACCCACAATCCGACGAACTGACCGCCGCTGACCTGTACGACGCACAGGGCGAATGGGAGGCCGAGCAGTACGAGTGGACGGAGGAAGCCATCGCGTGGGAGGAAGGGATGCATCCCGACAACCTCTACGACGGCGAACCCGTCATGGACTTGCCGAATGACCTGTACATGGTCTTCGACGATCCCGACTATTGGGGTTGATCATCTGTCCTACTCACGTCTATCCGACAGTAGAGGTGGTTTAGCCCTCCGAATGGGGGGTGAGGCCCCCGGCGGCCCCGCCCCCTGATGGTGGGGGTTTTGAGATAAATAATATATTATTTTGAAAAAATGTTGAGCGAGTGACCTAACGTGTCACGACCATGTGCGATAATATATATATAGCAAGAAAGGAATAAGACATGCTAAACAACAGACAAATAGCAATAGCAAAACACAACGCGAGCAAGAAACGCTTTGCGGACATATTCACAGGGTGCTTATCAGCCGGCACGCTGAAGCAAACACAGAAAAAAATAAAGACCTTTAAATTGAAAAAAGGTTAATACTGCTCTTGACAAATACCGTTGTTTATGGTATAAT